ACTAGGACTCCAACAGTTACACCAACAAGAACTCAAACACCAACGTTAACACCGACTAGAACAGTTACACCAACTAGAACACCAACACCAACTAGAACACCAACTAGAACAGTTACACCAACTAGAACACCAACACCAACACCAACTCCTGTTTGTTTAGAATATAGATTACAGGCTGGTAGAGGAACTGCTCAATTTACATATACAGGATGTTGTGGCGATTCAGGACAAACTGGAGTAACATTACTTACAGGTGCGGTAAGAGATATTTGTTCATCTACAGTACCTGTATTAACTTCAGGTACTGGAAGTATTACCCTTTTAGGTGTGTGTCCTTCTTGTTAGAAACTATTTATAAATGAAAAACACCATTTATATTTTCAGTAAAAACTCCTATGAAAATATTTGTTCAAATTGCGGCTTATAGAGACCCACAATTAATACCAACAATAAAAGATATGTTGGAAAAGGCAAAAAAACCAAAAAACATTAGACTTGGTATTGCAAGACAATTCCATCCCGAAGATGGTTTTGACGATCTTTCAGAATATGAAAATGATAAAAGATTTAGAATCTTAAATATACCTTACACAGAATCTACAGGTGTTTGTTGGGCAAGAAACCTAACACAACAATTATACGAAGGTGAGGAATATACGTTACAACTTGATTCTCATATGAGATTTGAACAGGATTGGGATGATACCTTAATCAAAATGATTAAACAATTACAAAAGAAAGGTCATAAGAAACCTTTGTTAACAGGTTATGTTTCTTCTTTTGATCCTGATAATGACCCACAAGGTAGAGTTAAAGAACCATGGAGAATGGCGTTTGACAGATTTACACCTGAAGGTTGTGTTTTCTTTTTACCTGAAACAATACCAGGTTGGGAAAAAATGAAGGAACCAATTCCTGCAAGATTCTATTCAGCTCACTTCTGTTTCACGTTAGGTCAATTCTCAACCGAGGTACAACACGACCCTGAATTTTATTTCCATGGTGAAGAGATTTCAATTGCGGTTAGAGCGTTCACCCACGGATATGATTTATTCCACCCACATAAAACGGTTATTTGGCATGAGTACACTCGTAAGGGTAGAACAAAACAATGGGATGATGATAAAGATTGGGGTAAACGAAATGAAAGATGTCACCAAAAAAATAGACAATTATTAGGTGTGGATGGTGAAACTCCTGATAGTGATTTTGGGATCTATGGTTTAGGAACTGAAAGAACAATTCAGGACTATGAGAAATACTCAGGTGTATTATTTTCAAAAAGAGCAGTACAACAATACACATTAGACAAACAATACCCACCAAACCCATACACATATAATTCAGAAGAGGAATGGAAGGAATCTTTCACATCAATCTTTAAACATTGTATTGATGTTCACTATGGTAGTGTTCCCGAAACTGATTATGATTTTTGGGTAGTGGCATTCCATAACGCAAAAGATGAAACATTATATCGTTTAGACGCTGGTCCTGACGAAATAAACAGAATGAAAAACGATCCTGATGGTTATTGTAAAGTATGGAGAGAGTTTAACGCAAGTGAAAAACCTACATACTGGGTTGTTTGGCCTCACTCCACATCAAAAGGATGGTGTGATAGGTTAACAGGTTACCTATAAAAATAAAAAAAATAAAAAATATAATATGAGTTTAAAAATAGTTGTTGCCCAATTTTATACATCAAATGTTGCGTATGGTAAACATTCTGAGGAAATAAATAAAAAATATTGTGACGAACAAGGTTACATTTATCATGTTGAGAAAGATGATTCAAAAATAAAAACCGCATTAGAAGGTAGATCAGCTACTTGGTATAAACCAAAATTCATAACTGAGGTTTTTGATTTATATGAACCTGATTATGTTTTATTTTTAGATGCCGACGCAATAGTTTCTGACCCATCAAGAAGAGTAGAAGATTTCATTGAGGAAGGTTTTAACGTTGTTTGTACCGAAGACTACGGACCTAGTATTATGAATGCTGGTGTTTTCTTATTTAAGAATTCTGAATGGTCTAAAATGATATTAAAGAAATGGTGGGACGTATGTGAATACTTACCTGGAGGGCCAAATAGTGAACCAGGATTTTTTAAACAAGGATTATGGCATGATCAAACTTGTTTTGGATACTTAATACAAAGTAGACTTGATTCCAAAAACAATATTAAGATTATCACAAATAAAGTATTAAATGGTAGGATTTATAAACATTCGGTAGATAATAACTTTATTTTCCATGCCTTCTCATTCGGTGATCAACCATATAGAACTTTAGATTATATTCATAGTCAAATTTTTAATATCGTTACGGATGAAAGAGCAACAATGAGCGACATTGCAAAAAAATACCCAACAGACAAAGATTTTACACATAACTATTTCAATGCAGTTTATGAAAAATACTTTTCACCAATTAGAGATGAAGTTAAGAAGTTTTGTGAAATTGGTGTTGGTGGTTTTTGGCAAGACGCTGGATGGGTTCCTGGTAATTCATTAAAAGTATGGGACGAGTATTTTCCAAATGCAGAAATATTAGGTTTAGATATTAAATCATTTGATTTAACAAGTCAAGGTAAAGTAACGGTTGATTATATTGATCAATCCAATAAGGAACTTGTTGACGAATATACCTCAAAATTAACTGAATATGACATTATACTTGATGATGGATCTCACGTTATGTACGACCAACAAATAACAATGGCATCATTTTTTAAATCATTAAAAAGTGGGGGTATATTTGTGATGGAAGACCTACACAGTAGTCCTGAAGTTAGAATCCCCGAAAAAAATTCAATATGGGGATGGGGTGACCCAACTAAAATAACAACATTAGAAATGTTAGAAAGTTTTAAAAATACTGGTAAAATAATATCAGATTACTTATCAGAAGAAGAAAAACTTTATTTAGAAGAAAATATAAAATCAATTGAGATTTTTCATTTAGCACCGACAAGTATAACATCAATAATTTATAAAAAATAAATTATGTTAGAAAATTATAATATTAACAATGATGGTTTAATTTACCAAGTTAATAAAGAATATTTCACATATGATAAAACATATGTTAAAGAAAGATACGACACATATGGTGAACTAAATAACTATATGTCCAATTTACGGTTAGGTTATATATTTGGATCAATAAATGAACCCATAAAAAGTATATTAGATGTTGGTTATGGTAATGGATCTTTTTTAAAAACTTGTAAAAAAATAATACCAAATTGTTTTGGTTATGATGTTACGGGATATGATATTCCAGAAGGTTGTGAATTTATTGAGGATTGGGTTAATTTAAATGTTGATGTAATTACTTTTTTTGATGTGTTGGAACACTTTGATGACCCTTACGTGATAAAAGATTTAAATGCAAAATATATTATATTGTCTTTCCCTTGGTGTCATTACATTTCGGATGAATGGTTTGAAAATTGGAAACACAGAAGACCCAATGAACATTTGTGGTTTTTTAATGAAAAAAACATTTATAACTTTGCAAAATCTACAGGATATGAAGTTATCAACTATAGTAATGTTGAGGACACTATAAGAGGTAATAACTCAAATAAAGAAAACATATTAACAGTATGTTTAAAAAAAATATAATATGATATTAACACATTGTGGTAAATTTGGTGATTTTATACCAAGTTTAGTAATACCTAATTACTACTATAAAAATAACAATGAGAAAACAACATTTGTTTTATCCTCATGGTTTAAATCAATTAAAGGTTTAGAAGAATTTTTATTATTGCAAGATTTCACGGAAAAAGTTATTTTTGATGAATTTTTACCAGATGATTTTAGTTTGGGTGCTCAACCTTATAAATTTAAACCTGAAGTAGTAACTGATGAGGTTTATTATAATTTAGGTTTATCCGGATTCCCTAATAAATATTTAGGGGTTATGTACGCTGAAGAGTATGATCTTAAATATGATTTAGATATAAAGTTAAATTTTATTGATGAAAATTTCCCTGAAGAATATAGAAATAAAAAAATGTATACACATTTTTATGATGAAAGATGGGATAAGGATAGATACGATGTAAGATTTACCGAAATGTTACCAAACGATGGATACGAACCATTTGATCCTGATAAGTCATTATTACATAATTTAAACTTAGCATATTACTCAAGTTCTTCAATTTATTATCCTAATGGTTTTAGTGTAATATCTGACTTATGTGATATTAAATATGAATTAGTTAATGGTAGTGTTAACCCATCTGTTTATTATTTAAATCATTTATAAAATATGGTTATTGTTGTTTTATATTGTTTTATGGTTGATGATTGGGAAATTAGATTAAGTGACCAATTAAAAAGAATGAAAAGTTCTTCATTGTATGATGAATCAAATGAAATTCATTTAGTTGTTACCGACATTAATAATAACCAAAAAGATAAAGTTGATAGTTTATTAGGTGAGTATCAAAAAATTAGTTTAGATTATACCACACGTAATTGGTATGAGGGGCACGCATTATCTAAAGTTGATAATATTGCTAGAACCTATGATGATTGTAAAATATTATATTTCCACACAAAAGGAGTTTCAAATAAATATAAAGATTTAATAAGTAACGATTATTATAATTTAAAGGTTGAGGGAATTAAATGTTGGAAGGAATTAATGGAATATTTTCTTATTGATAATTGGAAAGATTGTATTAAAAAACTAGATGAATATGATACCGTAGGTGTTAATAATGTTAATAACTGGTGGTGGGGTAATTTTTGGTGGTCAAATTCAAAACATATAAAAAATAACAAACCATTTAATGAGTATTTTACAGGATCAAGATGGGGATGTGAATCGTGGTTACATGAGTCAAACTATAATATAGAGAATATTAAATATTACCAATTTTACCCATTTAGTTATGACCCATATTATTCCATACTACCAAAGTATTTTTATGACGGTACTAATATTAGTGATATAAAAATTAAAGTTTTAGATGCCAAATTTGGATACTTTGCAGAACAAAGAGATGAAGGTCGAGGATTGAGTGAAAATAAAGACAATGTTATTGACGTAACTAATAAAACAATAGAGTTATTAAAATTGTCCGACAATAAAGAGTTCAATTTTAACCCTAATGAGTTATTAATTGATAACCATCAATATCATGGTAATGATAAATCAATTAGGATTTTATTTAAAACAAATATAGATCCTGAAAAAACATATACATTAACATCTTTTTATTTAAATAAATTAAAACATTAACATAAAAAAAATGAATAATAACGTAACACTTGTGACCGGCCTTTGGGATATGGGTCGAGGTAATCTTGAGGGATGGGCTAAAAGAGATTTTGAATATTATAAAAATAGATTTTTTGAGTTTTTAGAAACAGATGTACAAATGTGCATTTGGATACCTAAAGATTTAGAGGATGAGGTTTTAAAAATACGAGGTGATAAACCAACTAAAATATTTATAAAAAATTTAGAGGACTTTAAAACATGGAATCCATTTTTTGATAAGATTCAAGAAATACGTAATACCGATAGTTGGAGAAATTTTGCTGGTTGGTTAGGAGAATCTCCTCAAGCATCTTTAGAATATTACAATCCAATGATGTTTACCAAAATGTTTATGTTAAATGATTCGGTTTTAACAAACCCATTTGACTCCGAATACTTATTTTGGATTGATGGAGGTTTAACTAATACGGTTAGTACGGGTTATTTTAAAAATGATATGGTTTTAGATAATCTTGAAAACTATATGGAGTCCTTAGATAAAGAATATGTTCATATAACATACCCTTACACATCCAACGATGAAATTCATGGATTTGAAAGAAATGGTATGGCAAAATATTGTAATACCGATTACGTCAATTATGTTGCAAGAGGTGGTTTTTTTGGTGGTCATAAAAATACTATTAATAAAATTAATGGACTTTATTACAATGTTATGTCATCAACATTAAATGAAAATCTGATGGGTGCTGATGAATGTTTATTTACAATATTATGTCATAAATACCCAGAACTTATTCATAAATTTGAGATTGAGGGTAATGGATTGGTGTGGCCATTTTTTGAAAACCTAAAGAAATTTACAGAACCAGTTAATCTTGAAACAAAAATAAAATTAAATGAGGTTGGTAGTGATGTCGGTTTATATGTTATCACATTTAATTCACCAAAACAATTAGAAACTTTAATAGAATCTATGTTAGAATACGATCCTTCGTTTATAACCAAAACAAAAAAGTTCCTTTTAAATAATTCAACTGATTTATCAACAACCCAAAGATACGAACAATTATGTACTCAATTTGGGTTCGAACACATAAAGAAAGATAATATTGGTATAACAGGAGGTAGACAATTTATTGCGGAACACTTTAATGAACAAACAAATTTAAGTCACTATTATTTTTTTGAGGACGATATGTTTTTCTATAATGGTCCTGATAATACTTGTAAAAATGGTTTCAATAGAAAAATTAAAGATATCTATAACAACACATTAAAAATTGTTAAACAAGAAAAACTTGATTTCTTAAAGTTAAACTTTACTGAATTTTATGGTAGTCATGTAAAACAATGGGCTTGGTATAATGTTCCCCAAACATTTAGAGAATCCCATTGGCCAAACAATCCTAAATTACCTGAACTTGGTTTAGACCCAAATTCACCTAATTTAGAATTTAAACATATAAATTCATATAATGGCATACCATACGCAACAGGTGAAATTTATTTATGTAATTGGCCAATAATTATGTCAAGAGAAGGTAATTACAAATGTTACCTTAAAACAAAATATAAAATGCCTTACGAACAAACCTTAATGTCCCATTGTTATCAAGAAATGGTAAAGGGTAATATAAAGGGTTCTGTTTTACTTGCAACTCCAACAGATCATAATAGATTTGATTTTTATGATGGTAAATTAAGAAAAGAATGTTAAACGCAATATTTATTGTAAAAACAATAAATGGAATTTTACATTAAGAAAAATGCTACGTTGCCCGTTTTAAAGATGCAAGTCGTTAAAGACGGTAGAAGTGATTATAACAAAATGATGGAAATGATCGAGGAGGCATCTATCTTCTTTTCTATGGTGGACACTGAAACAGGTATTCCAAGAATTGTTACTAGACCTGCAGGATTTGTGGAAAAAAAATTGTTAGATCCAAATGCTGAATACGAATATTATGTTTATTATCAGTTTACCCCTAACGACACAAGAAAGGTTGGTAGATATGAAGGTCAATTCTTATTAAGAAATTCAGATGGTACATTGATACTACCTATTAGAGAAAAACTATTCATTAACGTACAAGAAAGTTTTATTGCTGATGACTTACCTTATGAGTCTTGTTATGTAGTTGGTTTCCCTTGTTGTGTAAGTATACCAACCACAACAACTACAACCACAACTCCTTGTCCAACTTGTAGACCATGTTGTCCACCTGAAACCACAACGACAACCGCAAATATTACAACCACAACAACTTTTCAAGGTTGACATCAAATTAATTTTATGATATACTTATGAGTGTAAGGTAAATTTCGTTGTACACGAAAGCCAATGAACCAACTCAAAAAGTATATTTATGATATCACAAGAAGAAATTAAAAGTTTCCTGGAAGGGAACGATCCTGAGGAACATATCGTTTCCGTAGAGTTTGATTACATTTCAGACCACATTTTCAAAATTAAAGAAGTACCCGGTAAAGGTAAGATTATACAACAAGATTCACTCATTGCGTTTGCATGGGTTGGTGATTTAAAAGGTCTTAACTTTTACGAAGGATCCAAAGCTTTACAGAAACAAGCCATGGGTAAATATGGTATCCTCATAGAAAAACTCCGAACAGATGGTAATAAACGATTGGAAGAAGGATTAACCTTTATGGTTAAATCCATTAAAGGTTATCGTTCTTTAACACAATTCTTCCGTGATGGTGGAATTGATCCGTGGGGTGAAAAGGCAAAAGATAAAATCCTAATGGTATCACCTGTGGAACAATACCTCATCTCAAAAGAGAAACGATTGTTCAAAGGGTTTGAGGAATACAACGACATTACGAGATTTGTATTTGACCTTGAGACGACCGCGTTAGAACCAAAAGACGGTCGTATATTCATGATAGGGATGAAAACAAATAAAGGTTTCCAAAAAGTTATTGAATGTTCAAACGAAGATGAGGAACGAGCAGGTCTTGTGGAGTTCTTTAAAACAATAGATCAACTTAAACCATCAATCATTGCGGGTTACAATTCAGCAAACTTCGACTGGTTTTGGATTTTTGAAAGATGTAAGGCACTCCATTTAGATATTAAGAAGATTGCAATATCAATGAACGCTAAGAAAACAATTTCCCAAAAGGAATCAATGTTGAAATTAGCGAATGAGGTTGAGAGATTCAACCAAGTTCAGATGTGGGGTTATAACGTAATTGATATTATCCACTCAGTTCGTAGATCACAAGCCATCAACTCAAACATTAAAGAGGCAGGTTTGAAGTATATCACGAAGTATATTGATGCTGAAGCTCCCGATCGTATCTACATTGACCACACAAGTATCGGTCCTATGTATGCAGAAAAGGATGAGTATTGGTTAAATACCGAAAATGGTAAATACAAAAAAGTTGGTATTGACCCAAAGGTGGATGACATTTGTGTGAGACGAGGTGACGTATATCTTAAAACAACGGGGGACGACATTGTTGAGCGTTATCTTGACGATGACCTTGAGGAAACGTTGATTGTGGATGACGAGTTCAACCAAGCGACGTTTCTATTAGCATCATTAGTTCCAACAACATATGAACGTGCATCTACGATGGGTACCGCAACATTATGGAAAATGGTAATGTTAGCTTGGTCATACAAATATGGTTTGGCTATCCCCAAGAAAGAAGAAAGAAGAAGTTTTGTTGGTGGTCTATCACGATTACTTAAAGTAGGGTACTCTAAGGACGTACTTAAGCTTGACTACTCTTCACTATACCCATCCATTCAGTTAGTTCACGACGTGTTCCCTGAGTGTGATATAACGGGAGCGATGAAGGGGTTGTTAACTTACTTCCGTAACTCTCGTATCATGTACAAGAATTTAGCGGCAGAATACAAGGATATTGATAAAAAGAAATCCACATCATTTGACCGTAAACAATTACCGATTAAGATCTTCATCAACGCATTCTTTGGTTCATTATCGGCACCACAGGTATTCCCGTGGGGTGATATTGATATGGGGGAACAGATCACTTGTACGGGTAGACAATACTTAAGACAAATGTTAAACTTCTTTAGTAAAAGAGGATATAGTCCTTTGGTATGTGATACCGATGGTATGAACTTCTCATTACCTGAGGGTGGTGTTGACGATAGAGTTTATATCGGTAAAGGAAAAAATTGGTTGGTTAAGGAAGGTAAAGAATATCGTGGATATGATGCCGATGTTGCCGAGTTTAATGATATCTTTATGAAAGGTGAGATGGGACTTGATTGTGATGGAACGTGGGATTCTTGTATTAACTTGGCACGTAAAAACTACGCAACAATGGAACACAATGGTAAAGTTAAACTAACAGGTAATAGTATTAAATCTAAAAAAATGCCAAAATACATTGAGAAGTTTTTGGATAAAGGAGTTAAACAATTACTTAGAGGTGAGGGTAAAGAATTTATTGAGTGGTACTACGAATACTTACAAAAGATATTTGACCAAAGAGTTCCATTAGCTGAGATTGCTTCTAAATCAAAAGTTAAATTATCTATTGAGGATTACATTAAACGTAGTAAACAAACAACTAAGGCAGGTAACCTTAACTCACGAATGGCACATATGGAACTTCTTATAAGAGATGGGGTTCAAGCAAATCTTGGTGATATGATTCTGTATGTTAACAACGGAACAAAGGCATCTAACGGAGATGTTCAAAAAGTTAACGAGAAGATGAGTAAAAAAGATAAGGATGCATATTTTGAGAAACATGGTAAAATGCCGGTTCTTGGTTCACATATTGAATTGAACTGCTATCGTATTGATCCTTCAGATTTAGAAAACAATCCTGAAATGTTAGGTGAATATAATATTCAGAGAGCAATTGCAACATTTAATAAACGAGTAGAACCATTATTAATTGTTTTTGATGATGAGGTTAGAGATACGTTATTAATTAAAAATCCTGAAGATAGAGGTTTTTACACAACGGAACAATGTAAATTAATAAATGGAAAACCATTTAGTCCTGAAGATCAAGATGATGTTTATGAAAACTTAATCAAAATGGAACAAGGTGAAGTTGAGTTTTGGGAATCAGTTGGTATTGACCCAAACTATATGTATGAATTAGCAGAAGAAGGTTGGGAAGAGTTCGTGTGATGAGGGTTTATGACATCTTCAACCCGTCTGAAGATAGGATATACCAGTTACCCTGAACAAATTGGAATTGAACACAAGCTCCTTTTTCCAATAATAGTTCATCCCACTCCTCATCAATTCTACCTGTGTTAGGTTTTACTAAAACACTAACTAATGATTTTATAACAATACGATTGGTGGTTTCAGAATTCAAAATTATTTCTGATCCACCAATTGTTTTAACAATAATCAAATCCTCACCATTAGTGGTGTAGTTGTCTTCTAACAAAATTAAATTGTCGTATTCATTTCTGTCTTCAATAACGATATTCTTTTTCATTATAGTTTTTCTTATTGGTATTTGTTTAATTATTGGCATATTAAATAACGTATATTTGTCTTGGCATGGCTCTAAACTTAAGTGATTTGTTTAAGTTTTCTGCGATTAACGCTTCTCGTTCCATTACCTTTTCAGGTTTTAATCTTGTTAATCTACCTTCAGCGCCAATCAATTCATCAATCAATTTTGTTTTTTCATCTTTAGCTTCGGTCGCTAATGCAGCGTAATCCATAGTTAAATCACCATCAGGTGTTTTAAGATTACCACTAAACTTACCTCTAACTCTTGCCAATGTTTCTTTACAGTATGCAATAAACCATCTTCTAACCCAAATCTGTGATGGGTTGTTTAGATCAGTCCAACTAATTTTATCGTAAGGAACATCAGATGGTAATTTAATAATATCAGGATTGTTTTTTAAACATTCGTCTCTATCTTCAGGACCTACATCATAATACCAATACCAAACTCTACCTTTCATTAACGTAGAATTACCAAAGTCAAATTTACCTCCCGGTGTATTCATTAAGTGAACCGCCTTTTTACCTCCAGGTAATGCGGTAACTCTATAAGTTAAATCACCTGCGATAATTCTTTTTTGTATATTAATCTCTTGTAATCTTAATAACATATCAAATGCCGGCATCATAAAATAACTTCCTGCCATATTACCCATTTGAGCGAAACCACCAGCTCCTCCGATACCACCACCGAATTCACCAAAACCAAATCCTGAACCAAACATTAGATTATTCATTGTTGGTGGTGTAAACCATAACAACTCATTAAGTTCTCTGTTTTCAGGTATTTCGTATATTTGTTGGTTAGGTACTAATTGAATAAAATCTTTTTTCAATACAGAGTCCCCACCCGCTTGTAAACCTACAATCTTAGAGTAAGCGTAAGTGTATCGTGTTTCGTAATCTAAACTTCTTGTTGTGAACGCTTTTGATAACGATTGAGTGTCCATGTTTAAATTATATAAATTAGTCCACTGAGATTCAGTTAACCAATCCTGTATATATTGTGAATATTCGTCAATAGAAAATTCAAGAAGAGTGTCCATTTGTTCCTCTTCCAATTCTATACTTCTAAGTGGTGCACCTAAAACGTGTTTCACTTTTTTATATAGATCACTTCTTTCTGGTTCGCTTATTATTGACATATGATTTTTATTTATAAATATCTTATTGTTTTGTTCTTAACAAATATAGTTCGTTGACAAATTCCCAATTAACGTGATTCCAAAAGTTATTAATGTATTCGTCACGTTTATTACGATATTTTAAGTAATATGCGTGTTCCCATACATCAAGACCTAATAGTGGGTATCCACCATCTTTAATAACATTCATTAGTGGGTTATCCTGATTAGGTGTGGATATAATTTTTAATCTATTATTTTTAGTTAAAATTAACCATGCCCAACCTGAACCAAATTGATCTTTAGCCGTCTGATTAAATTCGTCCTTTAATTTTTTGATATTACCATATTGTTTTTTAATTTTCTCATAAACCTCACCACTTGGTTTTTGTTTTGACGGACTTAACATTTTCCAAAACAATGCGTGATTAAAGGCACCACCAGCATTATTTCTAACTTTAGTGTCGTACTTACTAATGTTTTTAATTATGTCCTCCAATTCAACATCACCTTTCTTATTTGAAAGTGCGTCGTTTAATTTTTTTACATAACCTTTATAATGTTTGTTATAGTGGATGTCCATAGTTTCAGGATCCACAAATTGTTTCATTGATGAATATGAATATGGTAATTTTTCAATACCAATCTTTTTCATCTCCATTAAAAAATCTTTTTTGATATTTTGTTTTTCGGATATTAAAATTTGTTCATTAATTAAATTAATTTTATTTTTAATCCCTTTAAAACCTTCAAAGACAAATTCACTAAATTGAGGATTTTCATCCTCAAACATTTTAATTAAACGACCAGCATAAGCGTTAGCTTCATCTTCGTTTTGACCTCCAATATTTGGACCTTTCTCTCTTTTAAGAACATTTCTTTGATAAGCATGAACCCATTCGTGAGCTAATGTTCTCATTATATCACGATTCAATCTACCATCAGTTAAGACTTTAATACCGTTTTGGGGGTGATGACTACCTGTAGACATACCATCGGTTTTCTCACCTAAAAACTCAACGGTAATATCATCCTCTAATTGATAGTTCTTTTGTAAGAATTTAATAAAGGAGTGAATTAATTCGTTATATTTAGGATCAAGTCCTGATTTTGTACGTTTGATACTTACTTTCATTATTGATAAATATTATCAATAACAAAAAGATTTACCTTCTCTTGTTAATTAAACTAAGGATTTCCTCAACTACGTCACCAACATTTTCAGGTTGTTCATCACCCATTACGGTTCTGATGATTTCTTTTTTACGATTAAGGATGTCATATACCGCACCTTCAATTGTATTTTCGTACAATGGGTAATAAACGAGAACATTTGATTTTTGACCATAACGATAAGCTCTATCTTCGGCTTGTGCGTGTTCTGCCGGTACAAATGATAGGTCATTCATAATAACAACTTCAGCGGCAGTTAATGTTAAACCCACACCTGCGGCTTTAAGGTTACCCACAAAAACTTTGATCTTATCGTTTTCCTGAAACTCATCAACTGCGTTTTGACGATGAGGTTTAGAACAACTACCATCTAAATAAACCGCTTGTTTACCAAAGTGTTGATAAATTGTCTGTAATGTATCAGTAAAGTTTGTGAAGATTATAACTTTCTTACCTTGTTCAATAATGTTCTCCGCAAACTCAATGGTTTGTTTTGTTTTCTCATTTGCGATAACTTTTCTCACCTTCATTAGTTTTGAAAACTGAACGGTAAGAGAAGATGATTCATCTTTTTTATTATCAAACCAATCGTAATATTCCCCCATTAGTTCTTCATATTCTTTTGATTTCAAACGAAGATAAACAGGTGAAATAATTTTATCAGGAAGATCTAACACATCTTCTTTTAATCTACGAAGAATTTGT